AGTTTCCGTCATTCCACTGAAGATAAATTTGGTCATTGACTTCGCTTGTTGTGGTGATATTGATGGAGCCGTTCGTGATGGTGAACGCGCCCGTGTCAAGGTTCCAACTGTTCTTGCCCTGTGCGTCTTGCAGAATGCCCGTCTGTATCACGTTGGCAACGATGCGACCTTGCGTGTCCATCGCCAAGGTGTATGTGCCGCCTTGGTAGCGGTTGCTATGCGCCAAGCCGTTGATGTTGAACCGCCAAACAGAGGTCGCTTGCGAAAGGTCTTGGTTGTTGGCAATGACGAGTTCTTTCCAAGTGCCATCCGTATCAAGCACCTTCGTGATGACACCGCCGTCAGCCGTTTCAATCGCTTGCTGAATCTCTTGGACAAGACCGCTGACGCGGTTGATTGCGCCCTGTGTCGGGGATGTGGACAGGGCGTAGTAAGCCTCGCTATCGCCGTAGCACGAAATCGTCTGCTCAAGACCGCCGTTGAACGTGGTCTCGATTTTCATCGCAACAACCTTGAACGTGTCCGCGCCTTTCGTCACGTTGATTTCGTCAAGGATGTCGAGGCAAGGGTCGCCGCGCCAATGGAGCGTGGCGGGGTAGTAGGTGTAGTTGTCCATCGACTGCTCAATCGTGGTTGCCACGGCGGTGGTCATATACGGATTCAGCCCGTACAGACCCGTGCCGTTGCCGACTACAATCGGCTCATCCGTAGTGCCGCTCGTAAAGGATGTGATGGTGTAGGCATCCCCAAGGGAAAGCCCGTCCATATAGGTGGTTGTTTCGTCCACCGCATACGGAGTAGCCACGCCGTTTCCCGCGACATAAGTCTTGATATAGCCAAGGTCGGCGGGTTCTCTCGTTCCCGAATAGTTCGATGCCGTGCCGTCAACAAGTGAGCAGAGCCATCCCCATTGCGCTCGGCAGTTGCCCTCATAGATTTTCGGCAAGTATACATCGTCACCGAAAGTGGTGAAGGGGTCACCGCCGTTTACGCCCGTCTGCGAGATGATGTCATTGAGAATGTCCATCACCAGGTAGCCGTGGTCGGGGTCGGCGGTAACGGTCGGCACATAGTCCATCGAAAGCCGTCCGGCAATGTCATAACCGACAATCCGCGTTGTCGCGGTTGAGCGGGTAATCTCGCTGATATAGTACCGACCGCAGCAGACATACTCGACTGTGTTATTATTGGCATCAGTTACAACGCCGATATAAGCGTCAAAATAACTGTTGGCAAGGGAAACGCCGCTCCCCGAAAGCCCTTCATTGTAGAAAGTTGCTTCGCACATCGCGGAGCAGACGGAGCCGACACAGAAACGCTCTGCATCCATCGCGTTTTGCGTGGTCTTGAACGAAATCAAGCCCCCCGCTCCGTCCAAAGTGAACGTGCCGTTGAACTTGATGTAGCCGCGAATCTCTCGGTCTGCGGCAGATATGGCATTGTGAAATGCTTGCGAGTATGTCTGCATGATCGCCTTTCCTTACATCTCGATAAAGTTCATAGTCAACGCAGCGTACATCCAGGTGTTCGTGTTGCTTGTCGGGTACCAATACACAGGCGCGGAGCGGTCCCCAACGTACACGCGGAAGGTTCTCCGCGTTCCCGTGAAGATGTCCACCGCCGTCAAGTTGAACGCTGAGTCTTGCGTGGCTTGAAGCAGTAACGTGAGCTGATCGTGGGAGAGTGCCGCCCATTTGCAGTTGAACTTGTGCTTCCGCGCAACCCTGTCGCGAATCATCGTTCCGGCAGCGTTTCGCCCTGTGGTAGCCGCATCAACATCGTAGATGTCCGGCGTGTATTCTTGAGGATAAGGGAGAGTGACAACTGTGCCATTATCCCTCGTCACAACTAATGATGTGTCAATGGTAGCCATTGCCTCTCTCCCTTTTAAGTAAGTAGTGCGGTTCTGCCTGTGGCACGAACCTGGTTATTGTTGCGGTTGACAACATTGCGATAAATGACCTCGCCGTCAAGGTAGATGTTTCCGTTCTGCGCGTTGTTGGCAAGAGCCTGGTTCATAGCGGCGTACATCGCCTGCACAAGTTGGTCGCTATTCCACACGCCTGTCTGCCCGCCAAGGTTGCCGACAAATTCGGGGTTCTTGTTTCCTTCCCCCGCAACGAAGAGCGATCCGGCTGAAGGAAAACCGCCGTTTGCATAGTTGTTAAATTGGGCAGAGCCAATGCCGCGCTTTGCGCCATTCACCGTACCGCCGCCAAGATGCATGAGCGCACCAATCGCAACGCCCGCGATTACGGCGGCAGCGGGAATTGCCCAATTGTTCTTGAGCGCGGCATTGATTTTCTGCACAGACCTTGCAGAGGTGGCTGCGGAATCTGCGCGGTGCTGCTGAAACGCTTGCCAGTTCTTGCCCTCAACTTTCATGTAGGACTCTTCGTTCCGGGCGGTGATTTCAAGGTTTTCCTTGGTATTATCAACCATCGACTTCATGCTATTGGGGATGGAATCGATACTGTTGCGGAATCTGCCAAGCGTACTCTCAGCGGAAGAAATGTGCTTGTTGAGTGCGCCGCCCATCTGCTCAAACGCCTGGGGGATGTTCGACTTTATCTCGGTATTCAACGGATTAAGCGCGTGGACTGTTTCGTCCGACTTCGCTTTGATCTTGTCCATCGCGGACGAGAACCAGGCAGAGATTCCGTTTGCGGCAGTTTCGCTCTTGCCCGTAAGGCTCCCAATCGCGCCAACAGTCATAACCAACGAGCCGATAAGACCGGGAAGAACCGCGCTTGACTGTTTGCCGAAGACACCGCTCAAGTCGGTTGCGGCAGCCGTTTCAGCCTCGGTCAGTTCCGTCTGCTGAGACAACTGTTTGTTTTTGTCCTGGAAACCGCCTGTGAGGGCTTTAGTCTTGCCGAAAAGTTTTGCGACCTTTGCGGTAAGCAGACCGACCGCCAACGCATCTACGATGAAACTTGCGGACTCATCGTCAATGCCGAATCCCTTGGAAACGGCGGTCTTGATTGATTGGAAAACGCCTTTGAGAATGCCAACGCCAATCTTTCCAATCTTGCCGATCACGTTGACCCAATCAATTGACGCAAGGGCATCGCCAATTCCGCTGCCAAGTTCATCCCAAAAGCCGTTCTTCTCGCTTTCCTCAAGGAACGCGCTGATGGACGAAAGGATTCCCTTGACGATGTTGATGCCAATTGAAACCGTGCCGGAAAGGATCTCGCCGAAACGGATTCCCGCGAGTGCGTCAGCGATTTTCTCGCCAAGTTCATCCCATCCGCTTAAGCCCGTGATGTTGTCTTTTTTGTTGAGTTCATCAATTGCCGACTTGAGAGCGTTAAGTATGCCGATGGCAAAGTCACCGAAGCCTCTTCCCGCCTTGGCAAAGTCGAACTTTTGAATGAAGGAACGAATTGACTCCCCAATCGCCTTGCCAAGTTCGCTCCAATTCAGCCTTGCGGCGAATGTCGCGGCAAAAGTGACCGCCGTGTTGAGTGCCTCGGCAATCGTTGTGCCAATAGACTTGCCGACACCTTCCGTGGAAAGACCGCCGTTGATGAACGATGTGATTTGCAGAGCGATCCGTTCGGCTTTTGCCTTGATGGCTGCCCAATCGATTGATTCAAGCGAGTTCTTCAGTTTCTCGCCCAATGCTCTGCCAATCGGGGAAAGGTCTGCGCTTTGGAATGCCTCGATGATTTTCCGGGCAAGTTCTGACATTTCGGTGCTGACAACGGCTTCTTCAAACATCCGTGAATAATCCACGTTGTTGCCGTTGCCGGAACCGCCCTTGTCATTCATGCGGTTAATTTCATCGAAACTGCCAAGCCAACGATCAAGTTTCTTGGATGTTTCATCCAATTCATCGTTGTAGGCTTGCGCGTACTTGATTGCGCGAGTGTATACGTTTTGCCCGGTCAGCGCGGAAAGGAATTCTGCCATCTTGTTGGCAAGAGCCGCAACCTTGTCCCCAATCATATCGATAATAGGGGCAACGGTATTGATTAGCGGAGCCGCCATCGCCGCAAAGGCGTTCTTTACATAGAGGGCAGCCGTTGCCATCTTGTCCATAGACGGCTTGAATTTCGTGCCGATCAGTTCACTATATGCATAAAGGTTTTTTATGCCCTCGCTGAAGCCTTGCGTTATCGCCTTAATCATCGAGCGGATGGCTCGGTATAGGGCGATTCTGCCAATGGCTTTGATGAAATTCCTCAACTTGCCAAGTGCTTTTCCACCGCCAAGCGTGAGCATATTCTTCAGCGAGGAACCGATGTTGCCGAATGCTTCCTTTGCTTTCCGTGCGAGTTTACCGAAAACATTGGAAAAGTTTTTAAGGATTCCCTTGCCTTTGTTAAGGGAACCAAGGACGCTCGAAATCGCCTTGCCCGTTTCGCGGATCGTGGCGTTCCTATTCCTTGCTTCGTCAGCCGCTTTCTTCTCCGCGTTTGCTTCGCTGCGGAGTTCTTCCATCGCCTTATTGTGACGGGTTCTCTCAGCGTTGGAAACCTCGCGCTGTTGGAGTTCCATCATTTTGGCTTTGTTCGCGTACTCGGCTTTTACGCGGGAAATCAGTTCGCTTTCCTTGTTGTGCCTGGTCTTTTCGGCAAGTGTCGCAGTCTTGTTTGCCGCAGCACTTTCGTTCGCCTGTTTTCTAAGGAGCAAACTCTGTGCGCGGTAGGTCTGTAACGCGGCAAACCGCTTGTTGTTCTCTGCCGCTCTCTTGCTTGCCGCCGCTTCCTGGTTGTGCTTTTTCTCGGCTTCGGCGGCTGCCTTTGACGCATCTTCCTCTTTCTTGAGGCGCATTTCCGTCTCAAGCAGATTGGAGTTTTGGCGAAGCATTCCGGCAACAAGGGCGTTCCCCGCCTTTTCGTAGTTTGCCGCCATCTCCTCGATCTGCGCGTTCGCTTTCCCAAGGTTTTGCGTAAGCCCCGCCACTTTGGCGATGTTCGCTAATTGTTTTGTTGCCCTGTCAAGCCCCATATTCTTGGCGGCATTCGACAGTTCCTTCAGCGATTTAGCCGCATCGTCAAGACCCGATACAACATCATCAAGCGCGTCTGCCGCGTCTGCTGCGGAAGCCTCTATATTAATGTCGAGTTTAGTGACATCAACCATTTTTGTTCCTCTCCCTCACCCAGGCGAGGGTTCTTGCGATGTTTCTCTCTTTCTCGGCTTTTCGCTCGGTCTCGGTGATCGCAATCGGGAATTGCGGGTACGGAGTACCGCGCTTACCGCTTGAGGCAAACGCCGAAGACAAAGCGCACGAAACCGCTTGGTAATCATACAAGCCTTGCATATGCCATCCTTGGTTGGCTTGCACACGCCTATACTCATATGCGAGAGAGTAGTCGGCAAAGGCGCATCTCTCTCCGTACATTATCTCGTTCCACGGCATACCAATCGCCATGAAATACGCGACAGTTTCGTCAAGATACTGCCCAAGCGTCAGTCCGCTCTCGTCTTTGCCGGGGTAGTAGATGGGCGGTGGATTTACACCATCGCCCAGGTCACGTTTCCCTGTGGCTTGTTGACGATAAAGTCAAGTTCGTCACTCAGCATCTCAGAAAGAGAAGCGATGAGGTTCTGTCCGCTCTCGTTTTCGTTGACGAGCCGTTCGTACAGGCGGTCGCGCTCTTCACGCGGGACATAGTTGTGCTTGGCAATGAACGCACCCGCGAAAAGGTCATACGGAGCGTTCACAACATTGCGCTCCACATCCGTGAAATCGAAGCCATCGCGCTCCATTTTCCGCACGGATGCAACTGTGTACATCAGCGTGTAGTCGGCTCCGTCAACGGAGAACTTAATCATCTTTCTGTCTTTCGTTTTCATGATTTGCCTTTCTGTGTTAGGGAATTTTCGGGGGCGGGGCGAACCTCGCCCCCTCGTTGAGCCGTGCGGCGATTAGATGGTCGGGGCGGTATCCCATCCGTGGATGGCGTTCACCGCGCAATGTGCCGGAATGGTGGACAGAGCGTTCTGCGAAACGCCGCTGCTGCCCAGGGCAAGCGGCTGACCTACCCAAAAATACGCATCGGCAGCGTTCGGGTAGACATACGCCCACCAAAGCTGCTTGCCTTCCGCATAGTTGGTTGCGGCGGTAGTGACAAGCGCACCCCACGCGGCGATGACAGCATCGGTGTGGTTCAGCGTGTAAGCCGCATCTCCACCCGGATCCTGTCTGCCCGGAACGTAACGAGTGATCTTGTCCGTGATGTCGGACGCATCAATCGTTTCCAGGGAAAGGTCGAATTCGGGGGCTTCATTCACATTCGGGAGTTCCGTCCAACCCGTAGTGGGCATCGCGGTACTATTCGCGGCACTCCAAGCGTAATACACTTTCGCGCCGACAGTAGTGATCTCAAGAGCCATTGTGGTTTCCTCTCTTATCGTGCAGTAATGTTGTAGTGTCCGTCTTCGCCGTCAAACGCTTTCCAAGCCGTTGCCTGGAAACGCAGAATGAGGCGATAAATGGTTCGGTCTATATTCGGCATTTCCTGTTTCATGGAACGGACGAAGCCAAGAGCGGAGAATGCGTCATTGACCACGGCGGCGAGTGCCTTTGCATCGGTCTTAGCCGTTGCCGTGTTGGTGTAGATGTTGACCGTGTAAGTCAAGTTCGTTGCGTACTCGCGGTCACTTGTGCTTACAAAGTCTGCGCGGGAAAACGAATCGGTTTCCTCAATGGAAATGTGGGGGAATGAAGACGGCACATCGTTATAAGTGCCGGAAACGCTCACAGACGGGACCGCCTGTTTTGCCGCGTTCCGCACGGCGGTATAGATATAGTTCTCAACATCAATCATCGGTCAGTATTCTCCTCGCCGTTTCAACGATGCGGTCTTCGATTTCCTTTGCCGTAAAGTAGAGGACATTGGCGGCTTTTGTTCCGTATGTGATTTTGCGGTTCTTGCCGCTGCCGAATGCCCAAACATTGTTTTTGCCTTTGCCTTGCCCATACTCGCCAATGCCGACAACCCCTTCGGGGCGTTCAAACATCCCGCCGCCGTCAGCGTTCAAGAACACACCCGCGCCAAACTCCACGAAGCATACTTCTTCGCCCTCAGCGAGGACTTGCCAACCTTTGTCGGTAGGCTTTGCCGTGACCGTGATGTTGGCGGGGTCTGTCTTCAACCCATCGCTTGACGGGTCCCAATACAGATTGTGATAAGTGGTACTGTATCCAACCTTGGCATACTCCGCGCCAAACTCGGCAAGGGCTTTCGGCAGTTCCTCTTCAAGTCTCTTCAACTTGGTTCGGTACGCCGTTATATCCTTGATGGCTTGCTCTATGCTGACGAGCGATAAGGGGTTGATCGTGATTTTCATTGGGCAAACTTCACTTGCTTCACCGCATAGGTGATGTGGTTGAGTGACTTAGCCACCGCAACCACTTCGTAGTTATGCGGCGAGGTCGGGTCGGTCCCTATCCACAGGCGCGTGTGTTCGTCAATCGGGCAAGAGATGTTGTCCACGATGACCGCCTTGGTGTAACTTACGTTCACACCAAAGAGGTCGATGTCGGCAGTTCCTCTTGCCGCTGACACACTCGCACGGATTGCGACAGGCTCGGCATATGTCGGCACTACCACGCCTGTGTATAGACCATCGGCATCCACCGATTCGGTTTCGCCGTTGTACAGGGCGTAGTAGATTATCGATTCGTTCCGTCTAAGGTTCCTCATGGTCACATCACCTTTGCAAACGGCATGATCTCGCGCAGAAGGTCTTCGTCATTCACGGAGCCGTAATTTCTTGTGACTCCGTTCTCGGCATGAGAGATTTCGCCCTCGCCCCCGGCGCGGAAACTATATCGTCCGGCGAGTTCGCATTGCAGTACTTCGTACTTTTCGGGAACCGCCGTGATGCCGACCACGCCAAGCGGATCGAGCCGCCGGATGATGGTGTTCTCGGCTTTCGCCAGGTACGCCAACATCTTCGCTTCGGTGGTGTTTTCCTTATCGCCGAATTCCATTGCCAAGGATAATTTGTCCATGAGATTACCTCTTATTCGGCTTTCGCCTTTTTAGCCTTTTTCGCCGGAACCGTTTTAGGTTTTTCGACCTTCTCCGGCGTGGGCTTCTCTTCTTCGGTAGGGAGTATCCCTACTGAGATACTCCCATCCTTATTGACGCGAACCGCCATATTACGAAGCGGTGTGGAGATAGATGCCCGCTTTCTTGTTGCCCTTCACGAACAGATCGTAGTAGCAGCGGAAATTGACGCGGAATGCATCAGCTTCGATATTCTGCGCCGGGCTGAACACGTTGGACACGCGGTGCTTGATGACCTTCATGACGGCAGACGGATGAACGATGAGGAAATCAATCGCTGTACCCGTGGCGGTGTAGCCGCCAACTCCGGCAGAGGTGGTCGGGGCATTCAGCGTGATAGCGGTGTTGAAACGAGAAGCCGGGACGCGGACGATACGCATATCATCGTAGAATTCCACGTTGGTGTTCACGTTGTCTTCGCTATTGATGATGCGGCGTTCGATACCGCCCTTCAGTTTCATGTAGATAGCCGGGGAAACAAACAGGATGCGACCCTCATAAGGGACCTCATCGTTGTCCATCTTCGCTTCAGCAGTATCGATGGCGGCGATGACATCGGCAGAGGTGGAAAGCGCACCCGTAGCGGAAGAGATGCCCGTGGTCCCCGCCATCTTGGCGAAGCAGTAAGCATCGATTTCCGGGATCAGTTCGACACGCTCGGTTTCACTCAGCATCGAGGACAGTTCCATGCCAAGGGTCTCGTCATTGGACTGAGAGTCCACCTGGTAGCCGCGACCACGGTCGATTTCCAGGGTGAAGGGTTCCCAACCCGCATTGACATCGCCCATAACGTATCCGGCATTGCGGTCATAGTTCGCCATACCCACGGACGAGAAGGTGAACAGATTGACGGTCTTCGCACCGATCCAATTGACCAGGTCTTCGGGGGTATCCAGGATGGCGGTGAGGGAGCCTCTCTTATACAGTTCGTCCAGGCGCGGCACGAACTTGGAAGCATAGGATTCAGTATTGGTAGGCGGCATAACAACAGTAGTAGCCATTTTGTTTGACCTCTCTTAGGTTTTGATTTGACAGATTATTAGGTCAGCCCAAACCACCTGTCATATTTTGCGTCTTCTTCGGTCTTTGCGCTGCCCGTGGGCGGCATACCGACAGACAGACCGGGCTGCTTGTTCAGCGCGGCGGTTTCTACCGCTTGACGCTGACTCGATAAGTAAGACTTCAGCGTGGCAAAGTACTCGTCACTCACACCATCCGGGAGTGCTTTCGCCATGATGTCGGCAGCCGTGTGGTCAACGCCCCCGTCCATCAGTTTGGACTTGTAATTGCTGACACGTTCTTTGGCTTCAAGTTCGGCGATTCTTGCCTCTCTTGCCTTTTCATGCTCGGCGCGTTCCGCTTCGGCACGTTCCTGTTCGGTCTGCTTCTCGCGCAAAGCGCGTTTCCATTCAGCAGCTTCTCCGTTAGCTTTGGAGATAGCGTCCTTCTGCTTCTCGTTCGCCGCTTTCAGCCGTTCGATCTCGGCTTCAAGTTCCTGCACGGACTTGGGCGGTTCGGGTTTCGGTTCAGCCGGGGCGGTGACGGTTTCGGTGGTAGTGATTTTTTCTTCAGCCATATTCAGTTCCTTTCGCGTTTTTTGTGGCAGTTCCCTCTGCCGTGATTTCCGTTTTATAGACTTGTCTGTCTTGTGCGATTAAAGACTTCCCTGTCTCTTATATATGGTCAAACGGATTAACCGCTTAATCATTCAAATGTTAACCAACATAAGCACCCGCAGTCTTCGTCCGGGATTCCCCATTCGCCTGGGAATTTGGTTTCGCCGCCGTTGATGGAGTAAAAGTATCCGTCCATCGGCGCGGTCACGCCGTTAAGGTAGATGTGCGAATCCCGGCTTGTCGGGAGCATCATGCAATGCCATCTCTTCTTCATCGCTCCGGCTTTCTCTGCCGTGACGAATCCGGCTTCATTCGCATCTCTGTGCGATTCGGTTTCAGCGATCCGCAGAATGTCGGCTTCGGTCCCGCCGTTGTCGAAATACTCCCGCGCCCTTTCGCGCCAGGTCTTTCCGGCAACTTCGCGGTCTATGATGTCCACGGCGGTCTTCATGCCGATATGGACATCCGTGCCAAGGTCTTCGTTCGCTGATGCTGAACCCCTCGCTGCCGCAAGAAGGAAAAGGTCAAGCATCTCATCGATGATGTCCTCTTCCTCTTGCTTTGAGCGAAGAACGCCGTTTTCATAGTGCGCGGACAGTTTCGTCTTGAAGATGTTCAGTTCATCGAACGGAAGCGGGTTCATACGATGTTGTCCTCTCCGTTATCGTTGTCACTCTCGATGATTTCGGCTTCGCCATCGGGATTGCCGCCCGGTTTCTCTTCTTCCTCGACCTTCTTGTCGGGATCGCCCCAAATCAGCTTGAGGTACTTCTCGCTCATCTTCACATCGCTGACGGGATCATTGGATAAGCCGCTCTTCTTGAATGCAAGTTCGGGAGCCATACCCATAGCAAGCATCGTCTGCGCTGCCTGTGCCTTGCTCTGCACGTTCGCAGTTTCGTTGCGGATGAAATTGAGTTCGAAATCGATGGGCTTGATGTCCAGGATGCCCTTTCTCCGCAGCACATCCACAAGAATCTCTTCAAAGTACTTGTTGGATTCGCGGAAAAGGTCTTCCGTCTGTCTCGCCGCAGCCCCGGCTTGTTCCCATCCGTCTCTAAAAATGACGGCACTTCCCGTATCGCTTGTGCTGCGACCGCCCTTCGTGGTGGACGGCATAGCACAGATACGGAGAACCTGGTCATAAAGGTTGTCAACGAGCGTCTGCGTCTGCTCTTGGTTCAGTTCCTCGCTCAAGATGCGGAAATCGGCTTTGTTCTCTCCTATTGAAGAGAGGGCAATCATCCCGGCTTCCTTGATCTTGTTCGCGGTGGTCCCATCCTCAAACTGACAGTTCACCGCCACAATGATGGACTGAATGAACTGAGCAACGCCGTCAACGCGGTTCGACTGAATATCGCTTATTGCATCAAGAAGCGGCAATACCGCCTCAAATGCGCCCATATTGACGGAGTTATACCGATATTCAATGATGGGGATATGCCCAAGCGGGTTCGCCTCGATTTTCTCAATCGCAGATGCCGTGGTAACGTAGTTCTTGTACGGAGCAACACGCGACTGCGTAGCACCGCCACGAAGACGGAAAATCTTGGTAGGCGTGAAGACATCGATCATGGACGCTCTGTCATTCAGCACGATGTTGACTGCGAAGACGGGCTTGTTGCCGGGGCGAAGCGAGTACACCACGAACGCGGAGCGCGGATCGAGCGCATACGCTTTCAGCGGAATGTCGGGGTCATCGTTCGGCTCGACATACAGGGCAGCCTTTCCGACCATATGGAACCAATCAGCCAAGACATTGTCAGCCGTCTGCTTGCCGGAGCGGTGCAGATATTCGTTCAGTTTGTCAACCTTGCCCTTCTTTCCGCTCTTTCGGGAAACGAAGGTTGGTGCAGCCTGGAACAGATAGCCGCCCTTAAAGGTCACAATCTCATCCGCGTGATTTTCCACCACTTTGTTGAGGATGAAATCGTTATAGGTCTTTGTGCGCCGCAGAACAGGCTGATACCCTCGGCGGTACCAATACAGATAGTCTTCTTCCTGTACGTTCTCTAAGTGATAGACCAGGGCAGAATTGACCTCTTCTATCACGTTCTTTTCGGTTAGGTCTTCCGCAACCGTATAGATGTCGCGCCGCCCGAAAAAGATATTGTCAACGCCGCGATAGCCCTTGGTCTCGGCGGTTTCGGTGGTCTCTGCCATTTGCTCACTCCTTTTGATAGCACCAAAAAAAGGCGCAGTTTCCCTTTTTTAGGAAACATACACCTTTATATAGCAAATTATACTGCAACTCGGCAAATTTGTCAAGAATTGTCTGACAATTTGTTTTTAGAACGGACGCTGCATGATGATCGCTTGCGGTCGAACCTTCACCTGGACGAAATCCGCGAGCATACTCATGGCATCCGGCACATCATCGTGGCGGTTCTTGCCGCTCATCGTGTACGAAACGAGGAAATTCATCGCCGCACGGTACTCGCTATCGTATTTGGAAGCGTCACGGAACAGGAAATGCTCTTTCACGAATGCGCTGTCCACGATGATGCGCGTTTCCTTGTTGGCAGTCGAATATTTCGTGGTGATCTTCGTGATGCCACCCTGTTCCTTTACCTTATTCTGCACGTTCTCGGCGATGCGACCACCCGCTGAGTTCGACTCAAACCGCGCAAGTTTCACGTTCCAACGGAGTAGCGCG